ATCCGACCCCGACGCCCCACTTGCTCACGGTGCCCGTCGGCTGCGGGCTCTCGAACGTGATCCGAGGCTCAGCCCCTGTCAGGTCGTAGCGGGCTTTGACCTCTCGGATGTCGAGCGTAACGCCGTCGGTGATCTCGGGACTGACGGGACTGTCGGGACGGAACACGATTGTCCCGCGCTGTCCCGCGAACCGCCGCAGGGTGTCGGGAAGCCGCTCCACTGCCGGTGTCTTCCGGCTCGCCACGGTCTCCGGTGCCACCTGTCCCGACTCCCACGCCCGCCGAAACGCGTCGATTCCCGTCCAGCCGTAGGAGACTTTCCACTCGCCGCTGTTCGACTGCCAATGGAACGCCGGAACCGACTGCACCCACGCGGGAGTGGGCTTAAACTCGAATGCGAAAAAGCTGGTCTCCGCATTGGCTGCCAGCCACCCGGCGAACCTCGTACATGCCAAGCAGTTCGGCGACGAGTACACAACCACCCGAGGGCGTGCTGCTGCCAGATCGTGGTGAGCGACGATCGGCGCGACGGGGAGAGTGAAGTCCCGTTGCACGCCCCCGGGGCGGATGTCTCCAGGGTCTGTGAATTGAGCGAACGCAAGTAGTAATGCAATCACACCATGAACCCTCGCCAGTTCCATTTGCGGGGCGGGAACCCCTGAAGATCGGAGACAATGAACGCTCCGAACGGCTGTTGCAGGATCTGGTCGAACACCGGAACCGAGACGTTGAACCAGCCGCGATCCCCCCACTGTTCGCCATGACTGTTCGCCACCCACACGCTGTTTGTCCGCAGGTCGTAGTCGCAGGCACAGACCGCGTGCCCGCCAAGTCGTGGCCCCCCGGGAACGCCAGCCAGCAGTCCGCCGCGATAGCTTGACATGCCCGCCGTCCAGTACATCCCGAAGACACACGCACCAACGCCATTCCCCAAGGCCTCGATCACCTCCCTCCCCGTGGTGACGCGGGAGACAGACCGCACGCGATGCTGTCCTGCCCGCTCGATCAATTGCCGAGGTAACTCCGTGTCGAACCGCTCTCCGTCTTGCCAGTAGGGCCACGCCTCTTCCAGAATTGCCCCGGTGTCTCGCGATGCCATCACGCCCGCTTCAATCGAGACGCCTTGATCCCCACGCTGTAGGGTCTGTGCCCAATCAAGGGCCGCCACGTATGAGAACCGGGCTGACAGATCCTCCGGCCGTGTCTGGCTCCCAAGATTGACCCATCGGCACCACTCAAGCGCCTTGTCGACTGCATTGCCGCAGCAGCTATTCCGGTCGCGTTGATTGTTGATCCGCAGGTAGTCACGCGCTCCCAGCGTGTCGGGGATGTCCGGCGACAGACTGCCGACCGACTGACAGACCGACGTGATGAGGTCGACCTCTGCGGGCGATCCTTCGATGCAGCCGAGATGATATTCACTCATGCCAGTGCCAACTCCTTCTGTCGCGTCTTCCCCGCTGCGTGTCCGATCCTCGCCCGTGCGATCTCGATGTACTCCTCAGAGAGTTCCGCCCCGACGAACCGCAGACCCTCCAGCATCGCCGCTTTGCCCGTGCTGCCGCTGCCGGTGAATGGATCGAACACCAGACCATCGGGTGGCGTCACGAGTCGACAGAGGTACTGCATAAGGGCGGTCGGCTTTACGGTGGGGTGGTAGTTCCTGCCCTGTGCAGCCGGCTTGCCGTCAAACCGCGCGTCGTTGTCCTCCATGCGACGGCCGCGATGCTGGCCGTATGGGTCGGCCGTGACCGTCGGCATGGCATCCAGCCCCTCATCCCGATCCGCCTTGCTCGCCTTCGCACAGTAGAAGAATCGGGCAGCGCTGGTTTCGCTGTCGTAGTAACCGGACTGCACAACGCTGCCGTTACCAAAAATTCCGCGTTTTTCTCCGCTTCCGCTTTTGCCGATATTCTCCGGTTTCACTGGTCTGGCGACGGATTGGGGAAACCCCGCCACCACCTCATCGCTGCCGTCGTGGATCATGTTCGCGGGCCAGCGGCCTAGTGAGTTTGGGTTGCTTTCTTGCGGCTCGTCGCGGTATTTGCCGTAAACCTCGCCTTGCCGAGAAGAAACACCATGAACGGTCTTTGGAACAACACCCTCCACCCTGCACCCATCCACATTGATCCCCCCCGTGCCGTACTCCAGCACGTTCGCCGCCACAGTGCCGGACAACGGCTTGCGCGCAAGGATGATTGGCTCCCACGCGGGCTTTAGCGCGGTGCCCCAGCCGGACCACTCGCCTTTCAGATTGTGCGATTTTGGAAACCCTGAACCATACACCCACATCAGGCAATCACGGATGTCCCACCCCGCATCCTCAATGGCACACGCGAGACGATGGAAGGTCCGCGTCCCGCCAAACGCCAGCAGATGCGCCCCGGGCTTGGCGACACGTAGGGCAGCCTGCCAGAACTCCACGCCGGGTACGCCGTGGTCCCAGCCTTTGCCCATGAAGGAGAGGCCATAGGGCGGATCAGACACGATGGAGTCGATGCTCTCGGGCTCCATCGCCTCCATGACCTCGCGGCAGTCGCCGTGATACACCGCCCATCGGTCACTCATCATCCCACCCCCTCGACAGGCTCATCAGCACGCCCCGCCAACGCTCCCGATCCCACCGCTCTTGCTCCCCGACCGCGTCGAGAATCGCCCGCTCCAACCGCTCGTTCGCGATCTTCCGGGCCTCCACCTGCTCGGTACGCCACGCCTCAGCCGCCTGCTGCCAGTCCCCTGGGTCGCTCTCAGACGCTCTTGCCGCCCGCTGGGACAACTCGCGGAACAGGGTCGCCCGAAACTCCACGGCCGCAGCCTCGACCGCATCCGCTGGCGGGGTGGGGCTCACGTCTCCGGGATGACGTACTGGAGCACAACCGCACCCCACCAGCAGAATCAGCGGCCAGAGGATTCTCACGGCTGGGGAGCCTCCGGTGTCTTGCCCGACGACCACACCTCGACAACACGCTTTACCGACGGATCTTGCCACGCATCGATCACACGCCGTGCCCGCTCCCACTGACCATCCATTGCCAGCGCATAGAGGGAGTCACATGCCTGTTTGTGGCCAGCACATCCTGGTTTGTCAGCCGTCGCCGATCCCCGCAGGAAATGCTGCCCGACCAGTCCCGCAATCCCCGCCAACGCCGGTACACCCACCCACCCAGCCAGATCGAGGGGGCCAGCGCCGGCTTCCGGGGTGGTCAGTCGCCCGAGATTTGCCGCGCCCACCGCACCGGCGATGCTCGACAGGATCTGTACCGCGAGACGGGGCCAGTTCATACGGTCGGCACCATTGGCAACGCCATGTAGCCGCGATATCCGAGCAGAGTGATTGGCTTACCCGACGGATGGAACACAGTGCCTAAGGACAATTGAGTCCTGTTGCAATACTCGCTGAACGCATCAAACCGCTTCCGTTCTTGTTCGCGTTCGATCTCCGCGAAGGCTTTTTCCGCAGCCTCGATAATCGCATCAAGGTCCACCTTGGGTGTCGTCATGCCGTCACCTTTTGACTGTGTGCCATTGCAAATGCCGCTGCCCATGCCTTCAGGTCCACAGTCTGAACGTAGGCTTCAAGTCTGGGAAATCGCGACGGCCGAAAACCAAAAGGAATGTCCAATAGCGGCTCGCACAGAACAACATCGGACACCGCAATCGGTCCAATCTCGCCAATCCACATCTGTGTTGGTCCACACATTTTCACGCCGTCACCTGCAAGTCGCTCGCGTCCATCGATGCCATCGGGCCAGGGGGGGCGGGAGGGGGAGCAATCGTCGGCGAGACGACGCCGAATCTCATCATGATCTCGACGATCCGCAGCATCAACTGCTGGGCCGCGTCATGGAGTTTCGGGTTGTTTGACGCTGGCGGAATCCCCGCAGGCAGTGGGAGGGCCGCCAACTGCTGGCGGAAGAGGGCTTCGATCTGATCAGGGTTCATGGCGACACCGGATATTGCGGTTCAGTTCGTGTACGTCAGCGGCGAGAGAGGAGAGGCTCTTGCTATCGTTTTCCCGCGTCTCCCGCAGGGTCTCCATCAGTTCTCGTTGCGCCGCAGCCAGGGGCCGCACGACCTCGCTGTAGAAGACTCCTGCCCCATCCTTGCCCCAGACGACGACATTCCTTACAGCCCACGCCAGCGCCCCAAGGAAAATCGCACACGCCCCGGCAAGGGTCCATGTCGGGCCAGCGTCTGGGGATGCGATCCCATCAGCCAGAATCGGCCCAAGGAATGCGTAGCAGATCGTACCGAGGGCTGCCATTACTTCGACGGCTCCACCGGAACCACCGCCGTGCTCGTGGCCCACCGCCGCAGCAGATCAATCGCCGCCGTCACGCCGACCGCCGCGATTGGCTGCCAGACACCCAACCCGAGGTGCCCGATGTTCTCCGCCAGCACGGTCAATCCGGTGCCCGCCGCCATCTGGACGACATGCAGCAGCACCCGCCGCACATCGTGCCCACTCAGTTTCCCCGCCTCACTCCCGACTGCCGGTTGCATAGCGTCCCCTCGCTGTGTGTGTCCACCCTCTAGGGATTGTGGGGCGGGGGGGATAACTTGTCAATAGATTGTGTTATCTAGGAGTCAAGCCTGTGCCTGTATCCCCTCGATCTCTGCCACAATCTCGGCCGCCAGATCGGTCAGCACTTGGGAGCGTCGTTGATGCTGGGCTACCGCCGCATCCATCAGGCCGGGCTGCGGGTAGTAATCCCTGCCGTTCGGCGAGATGCTGCCGATTCGCTGGCAGAGTTGATACAGGGCATCGTGGAAATCAGACAACGCCTCCACCAGCCTATCGGGATGCGTGCCGTTCTGGTGAATGATCGGGATGATCGGCTTCATGTGTAGGGGTGTCCTTCGCGGGGGGTCAGCAAGTCATCGT